CTACAGATGGCTATGAAGATTGCTTTGAACTCAGCTTATGGTGCTATGGGTAATGCATACTTCCGCTATTTAGATATTCGTATGGCTGAGGGTATTACAACTTCTGGTCAGTTGTCTATTCAATGGATGGCTAATGAGTTTAATCGTTTCATGAACAAGATCTTGAAGACCGAAGGTAAAGACTTTGTTATCGCAATTGATACTGATTCAATCTATCTAACAATGGAAGAGTTGGTTGAACACTTTGCTGCTGATAAAGATGAAGCTGGTAAGATTAAGTACATGGATAAGGTTTGTGAAGATATCTTCCAACCGTTCATTGATAACACTTATCAAAAGTTGGCAGAGTATATGAATGCTTATAGTCAGAAGATGATTATGAAGCGTGAAGTGTTGGCTGACAAAGGTATTTGGATTGCTAAGAAGAACTATGTTCTTAACGTGCATAACTCTGAAGGTGTTCAATACGCAACTCCAAAACTAAAGGTTCTTGGTTTGGCTATGGTTCGTTCTTCGACTCCATCAGTTATTCGCGAAGAACTCAAGAAGTCCGTAAGGGTTATTCTTGAGGGTGATGAGAAGGTTATGCAGAAGTATATTTCTGGTTATAGGGATGACTTCCAAAAGTTTCCTGTAGAAGCTATTGCATTTCCACGTGGTGTTTCTGGATTGAAGCAGTATGCTGGTTCACCGATCTATCAGAAAGGTACACCGATCCACGTTCGTGCTGCTCTTCTATATAATCATTATGTGAAGAAATTAGGTATTGACAAGAAGTACCAACTTATTAGGGAAGGTGACAAGATTAAATTTGTTTATCTTCGAACACCAAACCCATATCACGAAAACGTCATTGCGTTCATTACAGAACTTCCAAAGGAGTTCAATCTAGAATCGTTCATTGACTACGACACACAATTTGACAAGACATTTGTAGAACCATTAAAAACTATTATCGAACCGTTGAATTGGAAAGCTGAGGAAGTATCCTCGCTTGAAGACTTCTTCGGATAAATATGACTACTTAACACAAAGGAAAATATATGAAACTAATTAAATTTTACGCAACTTGGTGCGAACCATGTAAAATGCTAGAGAAAGTTGTTGAAGCCAAAAAAGATCAAATCCCAGAAGACTGGACATATTCTAATATTGACATCGATCAAGATATGAATTCTGCGAAAGCGTTGAACGTTAGAGGTGTACCAACATTGGTAATTATGTCAGATGATAACGTTGAAGTCCGCAGACATGTTGGTTTTTTAAGCGAGCGTGACTTTGAACAATTTTTACGTGGTAGATAATTTAAGGAGTTTATTATGAGCATGTTAGAGAAACTAAAGAAGAACTCAACAATTAAGGATACTTCTATCCTTGCTAATTCTAAGTTCTTTACGAAGAAGGATATGATTCCTACCACAATTCCAGTAATCAACGTTGCGTTGTCTGGAAGGTTGGATGGTGGATTAACACCTGGTCTTACAATGTGGGCTGGTCCATCAAAACATTTTAAAACAGCTTTCAGCTTGTTAATGGCTAAAGCATACTTGGACAAATATGAAGACGGTGTCGTTTTATTCTATGACTCTGAGTTCGGTACTCCTCAAAGTTATTTTGATGCTTTCGGTATCGATACTGACAGGGTGCTCCATACTCCTGTTACAGATGTTGAACAACTCAAGTTCGACATCATGCAGCAACTTCAAAACATCGAGCGAGGTGAGCGAGTAATTATCGTAATTGACTCGATTGGTAACTTGGCTTCTAAGAAAGAAGTTGAAGACGCACTTGATCAAAAGTCCGTTGCAGATATGTCCCGTGCGAAACAAATGAAGTCATTGTTCCGTATGGTAACCCCACACTTGACCCTTAAAGATATCCCATGTGTAGTTGTTAACCACACCTACAAAGAAATTGGTTTGTTCCCTAAAGACATCGTTGGTGGTGGTACAGGTTCATACTATTCTGCGGATAACATCTTTATCTTGGGTCGTCAACAAGAGAAAGACGGTACTGAAGTTGTTGGTTATAACTTCATTATCAACGTAGAGAAAAGTCGATATGTCAAAGAAAAATCTAAAATACCTGTTAGCGTATCTTTTGATGGTGGTATTAGCAAGTGGAGCGGTCTACTTGATCTTGCGCTCGAGTCAGGGCATGTTACTAAGCCATCCAACGGTTGGTATCAGATTGTAGGTGATGAGAAGAAGTATCGTATCAAAGAAACTGATACGAAAGAATTTTGGTTGCCAATCTTACAACAGAAATCTTTCTATGATTTTGTCAAAAACAAATATTCAATTGGTCAAGTCGATATGATCACCAATGAATCAATTGACAAAGAACTTGCTGAGATGGATCACGAAGAATGATCAAAAACTACGAACTCTTGGATGAAGATTACAACGGCAACCAACTAATAAAGTTGACTTGCAATCCATACTCAGGTATAATTTATACCTATGGAAGAGTTCGGTTAGTTGAAGAAGATGAACTCCTCAGGGTTCAATTTGAATATGATATTCAAGAGAATCCTGTTGGTATCCTTGAGCGTGATAAGTTTAGGGATTATATTGGAGACATTCTAGTTGAACTCCTTGAAGAAAATTTATTAAAGAATAATGTAGTATATACTGGCGGAACTGATGAGAATCGAACAACAAATTCTGACTAATCTAATTCATGATGAAAATTATTGCCGCAAAGTTATCCCATTTTTAAAGAGCGAATATTTTGGAGACCGTAAAGAATCAATTATCATTAAACAGATAATTGATTTTTTCAATAAGTACAACAAAACATTAACTCCAGAAATCCTAGCGATTGAAGTTAGTAATGCTAAAGGTATCACTGACAAAGAAGTGGGTGATTGCGGTGAGTATATTAAAACTCTAGTTCAATCTGACACCAATCAAGATTGGTTACTTGAGTCAACTGAAAAGTTTTGTAAAGATCGCGCAGTCTATCTGGCGATTATGGGTTCAATTAAAATATTTGAGGGTAAAGATCCTCAACATACACAAGATGCTATACCTTCTATTCTTTCTGATGCCCTTGCTGTTTGTTTTGATAATCATATCGGTCATGATTACCTCGAAGACTTCGAAGATCGATTTGAATTCTATCACCGTGTCGAGGAGAAGATTCCTTTCGACCTTGATATGTTTAACAAAATTACCAAAGGTGGATTGAGTCGTAAAACACTGAACATTGCTTTGGCTGGCACTGGTGTTGGTAAATCATTGTTTATGTGTCATGTTGGTGCAGCCTGTTTGAATCAAGGTAACAATGTTCTTTACATTACCATGGAAATGGCTGAAGAACGTATCGCCGAACGTATTGACGCAAACCTTTTGAACTTGTCCATGGATGAGTTGAAGGTTGTTGATAAAGATATCTTTGAATCACGTATTGAAAAGCTGAAAAAGAAAACACAAGGTAAACTTATTGTTAAGGAATATCCTACTGCCTCTGCTCATGCTGGTCACTTCCGTGCATTGCTTGAAGAACTAAGATTAAAGCGTGAGTTTGTTCCAGATATCGTGTTTATAGATTATCTAAATATTTGTTCCTCGCAAAGGATGAAAGCTGGCGCAAATGTAAACTCATATACTTTTGTTAAAGCCATTGCAGAAGAACTTCGTGGTCTGGCTGTTGAATATAATGTACCAATCGTATCAGCAACTCAAACCACTCGCTCAGGTTTTGCTAATAGCGATCCAGGGCTTGAAGATACTTCTGAATCGTTTGGTTTGCCAGCCACAGCCGACTTTATGTTTGCGTTGGTGTCAAGCGAAGAACTTGAAAACTTGAATCAGATTATCGTGAAGCAGTTGAAGAATCGTTATAACGATCCTAACTTCTATAAACGTTTTGTTGTAGGTATTGACCGCAGTAAAATGAAACTGTATGATGTTGAAGCGTCTGCTCAAGTTGGACTTGCTGACTCTGGTCATGATAGGGATGATAAACCTCTATTTGATAAGAGTGATTTCGGTAGTCGTATGCAAAAGTCAGAGGATTTCAAAGGGTTTAAATTTTAAGAGGATTATATGGTAAACGTTATTGTAGCAAAACAAAAATACGACTGTAAACACTTACTTGGTCAGTTCGTTGATGAGCAACATTATGATATTCTAGTTGAAGAAGATTGTGATGTTTATGCGCCACCAGACTGCGATCTAGGTACTCAGACAGCATGTACTTCTGAATGTGAAACTTGCGATAAAGGTACTGATGAGAAGAAGATTATCTTCAAGTTCCGCAAGAACTACTTCAGTAAAGAAGAACAAGACGCAGCATATGCTGGTCTGCGTGAAGCTGCAGTTGAATCCCAGAACCGTGGACTTGCAGCTGGACCACGTAATGAAAAACTAGGCAACCGTGACTGGGTCACTCCATTCCAAGAAGCTGTTGTTGATTACTTTATGAATCCAACTGCAAGCCTGACTGGTGGCAATCCTGTTGAAGAGATTCGTCAACAAACAAAGAACCTTGAATCAACACGTGGTATTGTTTGGCGTCTAGAAAAAGTTAGAACTAACAACTTCAACTTTGATCAATGGGTTGAGAGAATGTTAGTAGCAACTGAAGATGTTCAGATTGAAGAAGCCACTTGGGTTGCTAAAGAACTTATCTCTGATACAACTTATGCTAATACTGTAAACTCTGGTATCGCTGGTTGGTTCGACCGTTATCCTCGTATCCCATATGGTCGTGCAACTGCATATACTAAGACTAATCCAGAGAAGTTTGCTATGGCTTATCCATTCCTACAAACTCTCGCTAAAGGTTTCAAGGATTTATTGCCATGGCGTTATGGTAATCAAGCGAGGGCTGCAGAGAAACTTGATAAGCGTTTCCTTGTTCCTGAAACACCATTTACTACTGTTACAGTAAACAAGACTTTCCGTACTGCTGCTCACTACGATGCAGGTGATTTGAACGAAGGTCTTTCTAACTTATTGGTTTTATCAAACGGTGGTAACTACACTGGTGGATATTTGATTGCACCTGAGTATCGTGTAGCAGTTAATGTTCGTCCAGGTGATTTGCTTCTAATTAACAACCATGAAGTTATGCATGGTAATACTCCAATTGTTTTGGGAGATGAACAAGCTGAACGTATTTCATTGGTATGTTATTTCCGTGAGAAGATGCTTGAGCTTGGTTCTTGGGAATATGAACAAGCACGTTTTGAATACGTTGAGTCCCGCAGATTAAACAAAGAACACCCACTATGGAGAAAACTGTGGAACGGTGTTAGTGAAGGTATGTGGGAAGAAAAAGAATGGTATGACTTCTGTGAAAAGAAAGTTGGTCGTGATGAACTTATCAAAATGCATCCGAACGCAAACGCAGTAAACTTAGAGGAGTTCTTTGGATAATGTGTAGCATAATTGGCGCAGTTATACAAAAACCAACTGCTGATGATTTTGAAATGCTCAAACGTGTATTCCTTGAAGCTAAAATTCGAGGACTACATGCTACTGGTATTTCATTCTTACCTCGTTGGACAAAAGACATCGTTACAATTAAAGAAGCAATTCCTGCTGATCAGTTTATTCAGAAGCATATGCATAAAGATAATCTG